TGTTAATTTCGTCTAGCGCTGCCATTATTTTATTTTAAATGAGCTAGGCTGGCTATGCCACCTTTAGCGTAGTTTGTGCCTTTGTTTTTGTTCAGGTATTTTATTAGCTGATCGACATATTCGTCATCGGCTACTTCAAAAAGTTTTGGGTTCATAACTAATGACCCAACTTGATTTGAATATGGAAAAGGCACTCCGCCACTGTTTATTTCTTTGCTCATAGCTGAAAAGGCTTTTGGAAACATTATTTCGGGTGGAACGCTTGCTGTTAGACCGCCAAAGTATTCACCCGGTATTGCTGTGTTATAACTTTGGTGCTGAAGTTCTGGGAAAGTAGACTTGGATGGGTTTGCTTTAAATATTCCTAAGCCAGATTCTCCTGTTTTCAGGTCCATTAGGGAGGGTTCATTAATTGTTTTAAGAACATCATCGTAAACAGGGAAGCCCAGTTTTTCCCAACGAGGCTTTTTCATTTCTTGAGCCACAATAGTTCTAAGCGTTCCCGAACCCTCTCGTGAAAAGCCACCTGTGCCTAATAATTGGTTGAACACATCTTCGCTGTCTAAGCCAACAAAATCTGGTCTGCCTTTTTGCGTCTTGCCGATGCCTTTTCTTATTGTTTCATTAAAGGCTTTAATGTGTTTTTTTGGAATGTTTAAGGCTGGCAGTTGAGCCACCATAGCCGTTGCCACTGGTGCGGAGAAATCAATTGATTCTCTGCCCATGGCTGAATAGACGCCATAAGGGTCTAATCCAGTTTCGTCTGCGGCTAATATCATGTTCATTTGTTTTTTGTTTGCAATTCCTTCCATAGATGCCCAAGCCTTGCCACTGCCTGCATGTTGAATCATGTAGTTTGGACCGCCTTGTACTGGTATATTTTGTATCAATGGAATGCCTCTGATGTCATCCATTCCGCCAGAAATAACCCTAGAGCGATCTCCTGTAACTGGCACCAAAACTTTTCCCAGCAAATCTTCTGGAGTTTTAATAATTCTTTCCAGTGGCTCATCGACTCCTGATATTTTTGTGGTGGACATTCTAAGCTCTTCACGGTTTTTAACGGCTGGAACTTTTAATTGCTTTTCAAAAGCATTGGCTCTATTTTTTATAAGCTGTTCGGTTACAGGTTTGCCTGTTTTGCTATCAATGGAGCCGACAGGCGGATGTTGGTTAATAAAGTTTTGTTTTATCTCGGCTTTGCTTGGATTTCTTGTAAGCGTTGGCGGTAAAGATGCAATTCCTGTTCTAACTTTGTTGGCTTTGCCAATAACTGCTGTGGCAGGAAAAAAATTTAGAGGATTGTTAAATTCTGCTCTTGCGATATCAGCCATCTTTCTGCCAGAGCTGTTGAGAACATTGTTGTAAAAAAAATCTTTGACTGGCGTTCTCTCTTCGATTGGTATTGGCTCAACCGTGGGTTGTCTGCCAGAGCGTAACAACATTTCAAGATCAACGGGTTGTCGATCTAATATGTTAATTTCGTCTAGCGCTGCCATTGAGCAAATATATCATACACTTGCTCTTTCTTTAAGTTTTCTCTCGGCAATTCTTTTGACCTTCCAAGGTGGCACTGCTTGATTGTAGAGTGAGCCGATCTGCTTTGACATGATGCGCCACGGTGCTTTCTTGCCTTTTTTGTGGTGCCTGATAAGCGAAGTATCAACGTACTGGATGATTTCTTGCTGCTCTGGTATCTCAACCAAGTATTGATGGCGACCTCTTGGCTCTAAACGAAAGCCGTATGGCACGCCACCGCCTATGTACCTGCCTTGTTCCGCAACTCTAAGCTTGCCACTGTGTAACTTAGCGGCTGTGCTGTCTCTGTCCCATTCGGCAAAGGTAGCCATAATGTTAACAAACATCTTGGCGCTGGGTGATGATGAGGTGCTGATTGACTCAGCTCCGCCTAGAATATCGTGCGCAAACAAATGTATGTTCAGCTCGTTAAAGTCATCGCGGATTTTGCACAAGACGCTGATTCTTCTAATCAGCCGGTCAAGCTTGGAGCATAACACCACATCGTTGGGTTCCAGAATATATTTGAGTGCTTTGCCCTGCGGTCTGTCATCAAAGTCGATGGTGCCAGAGATGCCATCGTCAATGTAAAAACCGTCTGGCTCTTTGTCAAAAAGATACATGCACATCTTGGTGATGGTTTTCTTTTGCTCTGCCAGAGAGGTACCGTGATTGGCTTGCTCCATGGATGATACCCGGCAATAGCCATAGATGGATTCGTAAACGAGTGCGTTATTCATTGTGATTCTCCTATAAATTTGAGTACATAAAAGCCACGATAACCAATATCGCAACCACTGCTGTTAACATTACTATTTCCATTCTTTGCCCTCCGCGATCTGTTCAAGAATCTTGATGACTTCAAGCTGCGCCTCGGCGCTATTTAATTTCTTAAACAATTGCACGATGTCTGATACGGTGTCGTTGTTGTTCATGCTGTCTCCTTTTGTTTGTAGCAGTCATAGCAGTAAATAGAATATCCGGCTGAGGGCAAATGATCTTCGCACTCCAAGTATCTTTTCAAACCATTTTTGTAATGTATTTCATACCAAGAATCACCGCAGCCAGCAGATGGGTCGCAGTCAAACCTTTTAAGTTCTCTGCCTAGCTCAACATCACATTTTGTGCATTGCTCTGTCATGCTGTCTCCTTTTTATTGGCTGCTTCGCTGTGGGTTACCAGTTTTTGAAACAACTCATCGGCTTGCTTGATGCTGGTTAAACCAAAGTATTCATCGCTTTCAATGTAGGGATGGCAGCTTTCGTCATGGACCGTGGCATCAAACACTCTGGTTAGAATCTCCAGCTCCTTGGCTGTGAATGCAACCTTCTTATTTTCTATGCGCTTGACCTTGGCTTTCAGATTTTTGAGAGCTGCGGCTTCATTTTTGCCGGTGGCGCGTACATCTTTGTACTCGCCCTCGGTGATTCTAAGTGTGCAAGACATTACGCCACCTCCTTTTGTTTTGCTCTGCGATCTCTAGCCTTGCGGTTAGCTATCTCTTTGCGCTCCTCGTTCTCCTCGCCAAACCAGATATCAACTAAAGCGTTGGCTATTTCTCTGTTGGTGAACGGGGTATCGTTAACCAAGATGTTAAGATCGCCGGGCTTGATGATCTTGCTCTCGTAGGTCTGCCAGCTTTCATCCTTGAGTCTGAACTCATAATTCTTGCCGGTGTAAAGAAAGTGCTTGTCGGAATCATCCTTGTTAGGATAGTGGTCAAAGCCCACATGCTGCCCTGAAAAGTATTCTTCTATGTTGTTATCTTCTTTCATTTGATTCTCCTTTAAATGAATTTATTTTCTAACTAAGACCAGTATCGGTTATTTAGGTGTTAATGTCAACACTTATTTAATAATCTTTTCTGCTCATTCTTCTTTCATAGGCTCTAAGCCTTGCGCTTTCTGAGATATAAGCCGAGTGATGCCCGTGGTCAGAATAAACACCATCTTGCTTGGCTTTGTAATTTGGGCTTACATATGTTTTTTCATCCATAATGGCTGGACCCATTTCTTCTAGGCAACGATTAAGGTAGCGCTGATCTTCTTCGGTGAATGGTTTATCTGGTAAATTGGCTATGTACAATTCTACGCTCTGGGGTAGATGACTTTCATCGTAAGCGCAAGATGTCCAAGCTCTGGCAAATGCTTCTGTTTCTTTTTTTGACTTCCCGGTGCCGTAAAGTGAGAGTGGGTTTCGATTAAATGTGTTCTTACTTATCCCATAGCATTTCGGAGAGCAGAAAACTCTTTGCATTCCCTCTAATTCTTTTTCGCAAATTTCACAATTTTTAAGTCGCGGCTTTGCTTGCTTCGTTACTCTCAAATGTCTGCCGGCGTTTGACACCTTGTCTCCGCAATTTTTTGAACAAAACTTTCTTCTTTTACCCAAAAGGGGCTTGCTGCATAGCAGGCATTTTTCTTGAAGCGAGCCATCGTTAATAGTGAATGTCATTTTCTTTCCTATAAATTGGTAGGCATTGCCTACACTGTTAATACTAGGATAGCTAGGTGTATATGTCAACACTTATTTTAGGAAATTAATGAATAATTTTTTTCTCAATAATAACTTCGTCTTCAGCCATGGGATATGCTTCAACCAAACTGGCTAGTTGCATCTGGTGGAACATAACCAAGGCTGTAAGATTTTTATTTATCTCAACCAAAATTTCATTGGCTTCCTTCAGCTCCTTAATCGCTTGCTCTAAATTTTTATCTTTGTCGCTCATTTATTCTCCCGGTTGTTTCGATCTTGAAAATACACTCTCGTATAATACCTTCTTATGATTGCCAAGATTGAAAGAATAATCAACTGGCTAAAAGAAATGATAAATGAGTTGGTTGTAAAAAACAGAGCCAAGTAAATGGTGGTCCATGAAAGTGGGAAGTTAACCACGGCTCCAAGAGCTGTATCAACGGCTGCTTCCTTTAATGCGTTTTTGTCTATCTTCATATTGTCTCCCTAGGTGCATTATACATAGATATGTTCATTTGAACACTTAGGTTGAAAAAATTACACATAATATGTCTAACTCAGTTGCTATAGCCCAGCCCAGAGCCGCCAGTATATTTGGGGGGTAGGGTCAAGATTTTTGGCTTTTTTGGACCTTTGGTTCCAGATTCAATAGAGTCCCTATCCATAGGCATCACAGGGCTTTGTGTGGGCTGTTTGGCTATCTATGTTAGCCCTATGCACACACTGTTGTTATCTAAGAAATATCCAGCTCGCTAATCTCTTGTGGAAATAATATGTAAGTCACTGATCTCCCGTCACATTTAGATTTTGGAGCAAAAAACTAAGAAAAAAAGTTTCTCAGAGAAAAAACGCCCCCTCTTGGTTTACATCTGCATCTACGTCTCTGGGGTTATCTTCTGCCTACACATCCTTGAAGTCTGCATCTACGATGTCACCACCGAATATCTCCTTCAGCCTGCTCTCTATATCTTTGTGCGACATGTTATCCAAGTTGGCTGTGATGTTTAAGTTCTCAGTCTTCTTTATCTTCAGTCCAGCCAGCTCATTCAACTCCCGGATAGCTGACACCGATGCATTGAACTGTCCTTTGTTGTAAGCCTCTTCGCTAATCTGCCACAACATCTTCGCAGTCTTCTCTGGTGTGATCGCAAACTTGTGAGCCAGCTCAGACTTTTGTATCTTGATAGCCGTAATCACATTGGGGTTGGTCTTGCCACTCATCAACCTGCTGGCTGCTTGACTTGGGAACTCAAAGCCAGCTCTTCGAGCAGCTTCGGTCTGAGTGCAACTGTCATGCACATAATGCCAGACGAATGCATTCTGCATATCCGTTAACTCTAGCTCAACGTCTTCTTCAAAAGCACTGGGTCTTTCAACCAATGGCTTCATCGGTGACTTCTTTGGCTTGCCTTTATACTTAGATGTATCTTTCTTTTCACTCATATTAATTCCTAATTAAATCCATTACAGGGCAGAGGGTATGGGGTAGGGCGTACTTCAAAAGACCTATACCATATACATACCCATAGCCATGCTACATACCTACCTATACTATATATAATACTCTTATAAGATATACTATACCCTTTACCCTTAGTAGCCTTCAAAGCCTTACCATTACAACGATTGAAGTCAGGGAATAGGTCAGGGTATTCGCCTCTCAATGCCATACCCCAACCCTTGCCACTGACTCCAAAACTCTTGCTAATACAATATTTGTTCCCATATGCCATGCCCTGCCCTACCCTTCAGTCATCTTATCGGTATCAGCCACAGGCAAGTACACATCAACAGACGCCTCACATCCAGGACAAGACAGATTGGTAATCATCAGATTAGCACCCTCTTCATCTTCGATGATGTTATCTCCACCCCATATCAGCTCTTCTTTACAATGCCAGCACTTCATATCTATGTCTCCGTATGTATCTTGGTATGCAGATCAATGAACGCTTGTGCATCCATCACCACCAAGGGTTTGCTTCTGTTTCTTTTAATCACCAGCAAAGGCTCATAGCCCTTGCAGTTTGTCTCAGCCTGTTGGTAACTCTTCCAGACGTTCACCGCCTCTTGATTCTTGCACTCGATGCTGTAGGGAAACTTCTGCCTCGATTGCTTACCGAGTATCACGTCCTCTCCTTGCGACCCCATCGGTCTGCTCTCTAAGTCTTCTGCATCCAACTGCAATATCTCTATCAGCTTGGTGACCACCCACTGCTGTAGTAGTCTGCCCTTTTGTTTCGCACTGCTTGTCTTCATCTATGTCTCCTTAAAAAAAATTGCGCGACCCATCTTAAACAACAACGATTGTTGCCCTAGGGTGCAAACTATCACGGTTCCTGTACCTCTTCCTTGTCCATTCCGAATACCACTTGGCTGATGATGTTGTTAATGCGCAGCACCTCCATGTCTTCTTCCTTGGTTCGCTTGTCCTTCTTCTGTATGTCCCAGCCGTGTGTGCCTAGCACTCGCACGATGATCTCTTTGTCTGCTTCGCTGAGTAGTAATCTCATCAGAATGCCAGTGGTTCTTGTTCTGATTCCATCGGCAGGTTAACCAAAGATACATCGTATACCTTCTTGCCGTTGGTCTTCCTTGGGTCAATGTTGGCGCCGGTTAAAACTCTGGAGGCATCCTTGAAGTCTATGTTGCGTGGATTGCGGATACCCAAGGCTCTGAGCATGGCAGTCAGTTGCCAAGCTTTCTTCTCTGTGTCCAGTGCATCGAAGTCTACATGTTGCAACAACAAATCCTCTACCGCTCCTTGTGTCCTAAAGCCCTCGTTAGATTCTTGCAGTAAGTCTCTCTCTTCACCGGTCAGATACCAGTTCTTTTCTCCCTGCTTATATAAGGTGTCTTTAACTTCTGCCCAGACCTGTTGCATGTCTAACCCATGATGCGGGTTGATGTCGGTAACCTTGATGCACCAGAACCGTCTGTTGCCACTGCCATCCATCAAGAACTCTGGCTCATTCACCGAGGCAAAGAAAGCTGTGCGCCTCTGGTAATTGGTGAAGGTCCTGTCATACGGCAAGCGCATCTCATCAGACTTGGATGTAATGAAAGCTTTAAGCTGATTGATGTCTGCCTTCTTAAAGGTAGACTCCAACTCACCCAGCTCCACTATCCAATGACTCACGGCTTTCTTCACGCTGTCCTTGTCCTTGGGGTCAAGCGTTGCGCCTTCGAGCAACCAGCCTTTATTAAAGTCAGCCAGCCTTTTGAACCACAATGTTTTGCCTAGACCTTGCTTGCCTTGAAAGACCAACAGACCTTCCAGAGACACGCCGTCTGTCTCGTAAGCTGCCGCCACACATGACAGCAACCACTTCTTCATTAACATGTTCTTTAATACAACGTCATCGCTGGACACTGTATCGCAGAAATCCGCAACGCGACTCTTACCATCCCAAGGCTTACTGCTAATCCAACGGGCAACTGGATTAACTTCTTGGGCAATGATTTTCATTGCGTCACGGACTCTTTGATGGGGTACAAAATTTTGTATGCATAAGTTCTCCAACTCAACCAAGTGCGCTTCATCTTTTAGATCAGCGATTGGATTGAAGTTGGGTATGTCTATCTCTATTCTTTTTTTAATTACATCGTAATAACAATCAATGTCGAATGTTTTCATCAAAGCATGATAGTTGTCAGTGGTAGCCATGATGCGACCACGTTCAGTTTTCTCAAACTCAATTAACTCCGGGACATCTACTCTTTTGGTAATGATCTCTCCGGTGATTGCTTTCTGGTCATTGAAGTCCATGCCTTCTTCTGTTGGCATGACCACCTCGGCGTTAGACATCTGAGCGGCTTCGATTGCTTTCTTCTCTCCAATTCCATTGGCATCGTTGTCTGCATAGATTATAAATTCCTTTCCAGTCATCGACTCGGTGAACTTGGTGTTGATTGATAACAGGTTGCCAGCGTTAAAGCAGACTGCCATCGGAGTGCCTGTCTCTTCATAGATGGTGGCGCAAGTAGCGTAGCCCTCACCGAAGCCTATCTTCTTTGACTCCTTAATAAGATGCGTGCCTATTAAATAGAAGCAACCTCCTGTCTTGCCACCAGACAAAAATCTCTTTTGACCGTTGGGCATAATCATTTGCAACGACCACATCCTGCCAGTCTCATCAATGATGGGTATGAGCAAACGATCTCTGTGTATTCTTAGGTGGTGAGACTTAACTCCTTTGCTGTCTAGGTATGGGTGCGAGTCACAAGGACTTGCGGCATCCCAAATCATTTTTGCTTTCTTGGCTATCTTTAAATGTTTCTGCTCTTGGTCCTGCCTTGCTTGTTCTCTAAATTGTTCGAGAGCCTCATAGTTAACCGTGGAAGATTTCCTTGAAGATAGTCTAAAGTTATGGGTCTGCCCTGTCCTGTAGTCAGAGGCAAAACCAATAGGTGTGCCAAAGTTATCGTAATAAGCATAGTAACCAGACATAGCTCTCTTGCCATTGACATTGGTGTAAGCTCTTTGTGGTTTCTCTGGGTTAGGTTCCAGTGTTTCATGTTGCGGTTCAAATCCATTCTGTTTTAAAAAATCTTGGAACTTTGACATCGACTCCATTGTTAGCGGTTTCTCATATTCTTTATCCGCCGATTTAATATTCTTTATGCCCATACTTGCCCTCTCATTGTTTCTTCTATATTATGTTATCTTGAATACCTTACAATATACTTTATAAGGAAACATTAAACAATAATTATTTTTATTGAGGAGAAAAAATATGGCTTTAACGATAAGCGAATCGGGTGGCGGAAACTTTGAAACTATCCCGGTGGGTAGATACAAAGCATCCTGCTATAGAATTGTTGACGTGGGAACACACAACGAAACCTATGAAGGCGAAACCAAAAAAAGACACAGCGTCTTTGTGTACTGGGAATTGTCAGAACATAAAATGGCTGACGACAAACCATTCTCTATTATGAAACAATACACTT